ATGAAATCTTTTAAAACACCCTTACGCTACCCAGGTGGCAAGTCTCGCGCCTGTGTAAAATTGGCACAGTATATGCCAGACATGAAACAATATAAAGAGTATCGTGAGCCATTCCTTGGTGGTGGTAGTGTTGCACTATATGTGACAAAGCAACATCCTCACCTAGATATCTGGGTGAATGATTTGTATGGACCTCTTTACAACTTTTGGAAAGAGTTGCAATATAATGGTCAGGCACTTGCTGAGCAACTGAGACAATGTAAGATTGATAACCCAACTCCAGACACTGCTAAAAATCTTTTTCTAGAATCAAAGGAGATTATTAATGAAGATTCCATATCCAATTTACGTCGCGCTTGTAGTTTCTACATTGTTAACAAGTGCTCTTTTTCTGGTCTCACTGAATCCTCATCCTTCAGCAAACAAGCGTCAGAAAGCAATTTCTCAATGCGTGGAATTGATAAACTCACTGGATATTCGGGACTGATTGAAAATTGGAAAATTACTAATCTATCTTATGAAGAGCTCCTCACAGATAACCGAGACGTATTCACATACCTCGACCCCCCATATGATATTAGAGATAACCTCTATGGAAGGCGGGGTGATATGCACAAGTCCTTCTGTCATGACACCTTTGCTAGCGACTGTGATAGGTTTGCTGGTAATCAACTTATATCTTATAACTCGTCTCAACTTATTCGTGAGAGGTTTGAAGGGTGGAGAGCAGGAGAATTCAACCTCACCTACACCATGAGGTCTGTAGGCGACTACATGAAAGACCAGAATGAAAGAAAAGAATTAGTATTATTTAATTATGACTGCACCAACTCTCTCCCAGATTCTCTACACAATTAATCAGTCGAAGAAGCATCTGTATGATACAGAGGAGGATGTTAAGTCATATCCACCTTTCATTGTAAATAAGTGTCTGTCTGGATTTTTAGATACAGTACTGTATGCGAATGAAATGAATATGAATTCTCATCTAGACAAGAAGATGCAGTATGACTTTTTTATAAATAGTATCACTCCAAGAAAGAGATTCTCGCCTTGGGAAAAAAAGTCTTCAATTGATTGTCTTGATGCAGTCAAAGAATATTATGGGTATAGCACCGATAAAGCTTTGCAAGCGTTAATGATTTTAACTAATGAGCAACTTGAAGAGATTAAACGCTTAGTAAATAAAGGTGGTAGACGATGACAACTGACATTGAAGTTAAGTGGAATCAATCTGATATGATTGAAGTGACTCTTAATGAACCTGATGATTTTTTGAAGGTTCGTGAGACTCTTACTCGTATCGGAGTGGCATCTAGGAAAGAAAGGATTATCTATCAATCCTGCCATATTCTGCATAAGCAAGGAAAATATTATATTGTTCATTTCAAAGAGTTGTTTGCTTTGGATGGAAAGAAGACTAACTTATCGTTGAATGATACTCAACGTAGAAACAGAATTGTCCAACTACTTTCTGATTGGGGATTAATTGCAGTATCTAAACCTGAATTAATTTCAGACGTTGCACCCATAAACCAAATTAAAGTCCTTGCCTTTAAAGAGAAGGAAGAGTGGACTCTTGAAAGTAAATATAATATTGGTCGCAAGAAAGTAGAAGCAACCGAATAATTTTGTGGGGGAAATTACACTCCCATTTTTTATGTTCTCTAATAAATATTTGCATGGATGCCTTCGGGGTCCTTTCTATAACTCGCTTTTTTCAAGGAGAAAGAAAATGCAAAAATACGCCTGGGACATTTATGCTCCCTTTGGAGTTGGTTTGGATACAGTATTTCAACGATTAGATTCGATGACTGGACATAATACAAACTACCCGCCCTATAATATCATCAAGCATGATAACAGTAACTACGAAATTGAAATTGCTCTTGCAGGATTTAAAGCAGAGGAGATTGAAGTCACTACAGAATCTAACATTCTCCGAGTTGCCAGCAGACATCAGAAAACAAATTCTGACATCAGCTATGTCCACAAAGGATTATCAAAACGCTTTTTCAACAATTCATGGCAACTAGCAGATGATGTAAAAGTAACCGATGTTAAATATATTGATGGACTGTTATCTGTTTCTCTAGAGAAAATTATTCCAGACCATCAGAAAAAAGTTACATACAATATTGGCGAAGCGGTAACTTTAGACCAACAATTTTTAACTGAATAAATAAATCGTATCGTCGCCGCATGGGCAGGTTGGTCACAGTCAACCCTTGCCCATTTTTTTTATCTGTGGTATAATAAAACGTAAGTAAGAGGTTATTATGGTCCCAAAAATTTTAGTATTCAAATCTGGGGAGCGTGTCATTGCTGGCACTTCTGAAATGACTGACAAGAAAACTGGCAAAGGTATTTGCTTAAATATTAAGTGTCCTTATATTCTTACACTTAATCCAAAATCAGAAGATACAGAAGAGTATTCTGTAAATTTCAGCAAGTGGAATCCTTTCACACCTGACATTACTTTCAATGTCCCATACGATGCTGTAGTTTCTGTTAGCGATGTAGAGCAAGGTATCCTTGATGTTTACATGGAAAGGTTTGCACAAGAATTGACTTATGAAGAAGAGGAGGAAGAAGGTGATGTAGAATCTGAAACTCAAGAATTGACTTATGAAGAAGAGGAGGAAGAAGGTGATGCAGAATCTGAAACTGCTGCTACTGAGGAATGATTCTTATGTAGTCGCACAAGTCGAAGAGATTGTTGCTGACTACGGTATGCCAAACTGCAAACTAATCCAACCATACGAAGTCATGAGCGAGGTTGACCTTCGCCCATGGCCGTGCTATACTGACCAGGAAGAGGTGCTCTTCTCGTCTGACAACATCCTGACTATCATTAGTCCAAATGCAGACGTTGTAAAAGCATACATCGATGTGGTCCCATCCGTGATTGACGAAGAGGTTGACGAAGAGGTTGATGAAGTTTTACAAGAACGTTGAGCAAGTTGGTAACAAGATTCTTGTCCGTGCCCATGAGAATGGCACGGATGTGCAATACAGGGAGGACTTCAAACCCTCCCTTTTTGTTTCTTCAAAAAAAGATGTAACAGATTACAAAAGTCTCGACGGTCGTCCTTTGCGTCGTGTAATGCCAGGAAGAATTTCTGACTGTCGTCAGTTTTTGCAACAGTATGCTGACGTTGAAGAATTTGAGATTCATGGTAATACTAGATACTTATACCAATACATTAACGACAAGTATCCAGGAGATGAAGTCAAATTTGATAGCTCTCTCATTCGTGTCTTCACGGTTGATATCGAGACGGGAGCAGAGAATGGTTTTCCTAACATCGAATCTGCTGACCAAGAGATTCTTCTTATATCTTTGCATGATTCTTTTACCAATCGTATCACTGTGTGGGGTAGCAAAGCTTTCCCTAATAAAGATAAGCAGGTTGATTACATTCATTGTGACGATGAGATAAAACTTCTCCACTCGTTTCTGGGATGGTGGCAACAAAATATCCCCGATGTAATCACTGGATGGAATGTCCAACTATTCGATATTCCATATATCTGTCGCCGTATGACTCGTATGATTGGCGACAAATACACCAGGATGTTGTCTCCATGGAAGATGGTCTCTGACCGTGAAATTTATATCAAGGGTCGTAAGCAGATTGCATATGACATCACTGGTGTTTCTTGTCTTGATTATCTTGAGTTATATAAGAAGTTTACTTATACTAACCAGGAATCATATCGCTTAGACCACATCGCATTTGTGGAGTTGGAGCAGAAGAAACTTGACCACTCTGAGTTTGATACTTTCAGAGAATTCTATACAAATGACTGGCACAAGTTTGTTGAATATAACATCCATGACGTGCGTCTGGTAGACCGTCTTGACGACAAGATGAAACTTCTGGAGTTGGCATTCACCATGGCATATGATGCCAAGGTAAACTATGAAGATGTATACTCTCAGGTCCGTATGTGGGATAATATTATCTTCATCTATCTTGATAAACAGAAGATTGCTATTCCCCCTAAGCAGAAATCTTTTAAGGACACCCAGTATGCTGGTGCATATGTGAAAGAGCCTGTCCCTGGCATGTATGACTGGGTGGTATCGTTTGACCTTAACTCTCTATACCCTCACCTTATCATGCAATACAACTTGTCTCCAGAGACGCTCCTATCACGTCGTAGTAGTGTCAATGTAGATATGCTGTTAGACAAAGATCATGACACTTCTGACCTTGTAGGAGAAACAATGTGTGCCAACGGCACTCATTACACAACCAAGGAGCAGGGATTCTTGCCTAAACTGATGGATAAAATCTATCAGGACCGCACGATTTATAAGAAGAAGATGCTTGC